CACGTTCACATTGAGGAATGCTTCGAGGGCGCCGACGGGAGATCCACCTCCGCCGACTTCATAACGCCACTCGATGGTGTCGCCTTCAGCAGCTTGACGCTCATAGTACATGGTGTGGCCAGTGCCGTTAATACCAGACTGATGCTGACCTGTCCAATTGTTGGTGATTTGTACACCGTTATAATATTGGTGCACCTTCACAACAGTTGGAGCAGTACCACCTGTGTGGTTAAAGCTCCAAGTGAGCGCAAACTTTAGTATTCCAGCAGGTAGCGTAAACACGCCTGCAGTAACAGACAAGTTCAATCCATTTGGGTTGAAGTTGCCTGAGGAAAATGGAATAACAGTATGGGCGCCAGACGTGGTTGCCACCACCAAATTTGAAGCATGTGTCCAAATGTGGTTAGCAATCACGGGAACAGACTCTGGAAGACGGGGGTTGAAAAATCTAACCTTGTACCGCACACGCAGCTCTCCGACGGTAGCCGACGAGTTGGTGCCTGCAGCACAAAAGTAGATCCTGCCAGCATCGTATGTTTTCACATCAGTACCGGCGGGAAGATTTCCAGGTCGCACAAAGAGCCCACCGGGGGGGGTGAGTCTTGCAGTGGCGAGAGATAGGTGCATCTCTTGATAGGGCATTCCGTCAACATGCGGGTCCATAGTCTCGGCTTCTCGAAGGATTGAAGGTGGTGATCCAGCGGCGTCGTAATCCGCTGCAATAACAACCTTGCCTGTTTGTCCTTCAGTACTATATCCAGAGACCATAGGTTTGTAGTAAACCTCCAGATACTCGAATCGGTATCGCTCATAGAGGACGCCAATTCTGCTGAGCCAGGGAAAAGTGCCAACCTGTCCAGGCTGAATTTGCCAAGACTCAGAGGCGAAGCCGGAATCACCTGTAACAACAGAGATGACTTCGTCTTCTTCGACGACTTGCTCCTTCTTCCGAGGTATAACAACAGGTTCGGAATCTGTATTCCTGCCCCCCATTGCTTTAGGCCTATCGCCACTCCCGAATCCAATATGATCCGCTCCGAACCAGAACCGTGCTTCGTTGCGCGCGCGCGCAGCTTCTCGAGCTCTGCTTCGTTGACCTCCATTTTTGTTATTCTTCTTCTTGTTCGACATATTTTTATCATTCCTCTGCTTGTGTAACAGGCAACCGAAACACAACAGTTGCCCTGGCCCAGGTATTATTCCCCCCCAGGCCATTGTTTCCCTCCTACCACCCTCCGGCTGGCTTACAGATCAACGGCTAATAACATGGGCAATATTTCAGAATGCACCATGTAAGGGAGCTCCGTTGCTGTAGCCAGCTCGGCATTAAAGATCTCTAAGTGTTGTGGAGTCACACCGTATCGGTCAAAGAGAAACATCCATGTGTCCATGCCAGCTTCTTCGGGCATGCTGCCATTACCAACCATAAGGTGGACTTTGGTTGGGGGTGCATGCTGGTACTCGGCTGGCACGTGTGACATGGCTGCTCTCAGATACTCGCCTAAGAACGGCATGAAGTGGTAGCACCTGAACGAATTCAGGGTGCCAGCCACTTGACGCCAAACTTTGGCGGGCCGACCAGGGTGTTTGACCGCCCAACCGAGCTTCACTATAGTGCGCCCGATGTGGGGGACCCAATAATGCTGCCCTAAGACAGGCACAAAGGATCCAGACAAAAACCCTACGTGAGGGGGCTGCGTGGCAATTTTAACCTTGACCTCGTAGCCCAGCTTCAAACATGATTCCGTAATCAACTCAACCAGCTCTTTACTGGTAGGACGGTACATGGAAGCTGACTCCACTAAATTTTTACACATCCAAGCAATGAATCCAGTTACTATCGAATTGCCCCCGGTCGTGTCACAGTCACCGGAGCAAACCCTGTATTCAGATGTGAAAACAACACCGTTGCGAGATTTGCCAACGGTGTGTTTTTGAGCGTCCTTGAACCATTTTAATTGCCAGCTCAGCCGGCCAAATAGTTCATAGACTCTCCACTTTAACTTGTGAAATAGACCGTGCATGTGCGCATCATGCCGGCTCCCGTCTATTTCTATAAGCAAACCTTGATCTGTAACGATGATTTGATCATCGCCACAAACGGCAATGCCTCCCACGCCATTCGTGAGAGCGTCCGAAAACCATTGCCCAAGTGTCACAGAATCCGTGCCACTCGCAATATAAATGCCTATCTTTCCGTCTGTCGAGAAAACATTTTTAAGCTTGTTAAAAATGCCATGAAAATGGGGCGCTACGATGGCGTTAAACCATGGCGACGCTCCATTGATCGTACGCGGGTCGTACTCTTTTGCCGCCCACTTGATGATCTTCTCAATCTTGACAAACGTGTTTCTTAGATTTATCTTCCATGCCGACGGCTCCACACCTTCATCGAGATCATCCTTTGCGTCCGTTAATCGCTGGGCAACCGCACCAGGGAACCTGGAGATCCAGGTCCCCCAATCCAGAGGCTCGGCGTCACGGTCGGAGAGATGATCGTTCAGGTGTTCAATGAAAAGCTCTTCCCACAAAGAAAAGAACTGCTCATTGGGCCGTGGCATTTTAGCGCACTGCCTATTTCTCACTGAAACAAGCATGTTGTGCTGGTTTGACAATGCGACACTCGGTAGAATGCCGTCAAAGACCAGCCCTAGTGCGAACAGCGAGTCCCGTTCCTCATCCTGGAGTTTCATATTCTTTTTGACAGAAACAGAGCAGGTGGGATCAAGATCACGAAAGTCCATATTTGAAGTGTAGCCGGGCAAGGAAAACTTGCCGTCATTTCCTTCCAAGGGACCTTGATAGTGTACGGGCTCGAAGCGGTTGGCTTCATACTGTTGTCGCACAGTGTTGAGCGGCGTGGCGTATGCGCCGCTCATCATGGTTGCGCAAGCGAGAGTGATTATCACCGCTCGCACAAGTAATGACATGGGACCCCAACCGATCCATGTCAAACGCCATCTGACAACATTCGAAATGGAATGCTGCATAGCACCGGCTACCTCTGGTGCCAAATACTCTACTATGGTAGTCCGTAGAGAGTGTAGCCACGGCATTTCTAGTTCGAAACTACCGCTGCTAGTCAAGGTGCTGACGTACTCCGGTACGAGTACCGGGATTGGCAGCACCGAGATGACTAGGAACACGAAAGACAATAATAACTTTATTGGGGCCCATAAGATGGGGGCGGCGCCATTACGTACGTTGTGAACGTACTGATCAAACCTGCTGCGCGACCTTCGGTACAACCAACTAAATGGCGTTTGAGGGCCGGGCGGTTTTTGGGCGTCGTCGATAGTGGTGAGTTCGACTGCTCGTTTGAGCTCGTTCACCACAGTTATCACGTCGTCGGGGATTGAATTAACGTCATCTTCCCGAGCTAGTCTTGATCCCAGTCGCGAGTTGGTCAGCGCGGTGGTGGTTTTCATAGAAACATACTTGTAAGCTCTCTGAATGGCATCGATCTCAAGCATGTAATTTGTTCCTCCCACCGAGAAAATAGCTGACTTTCCCGCATCCAACGCGTACATGGTAACGAACGCGTCTTTGAAAACACAATGGCCGAGGTACTGGATCGATCTCATGATGCATGGGATTTCCAGAGGCTCGCTCGTGCCAGAGGTTTTCCGTATAACGAATATCCTCATATCAGATACCGGGCAGACGTGGGCTGTTTCAGCGAAAACGCCGCATACAGGCTCGCCAGTGATCAGCCAATAGTGGTCAGGCTCGACTCTCTGTCTGCCACCTTTAACGGTGAAGACGCGACTTCCTACCGAACCCGAACCACCAGGACGATCAATCCAAACACTTGAATATTCCTCCCGCTGTTCAAACTTCTTGGTGGAGGCGTGTAGCACAAGCACCATTACATTCACATTGGGGTAATTCATGTATCTGGAGACATCCTCAGCTGTCAATGGCACGTCCAGAGCGAATATGGCAGAATATTTGCCAGATTCTAAACTCTGATCATGCACGCAACGTCCCTCCCCGTATTCACCAAGAACACAGAGAGGACAGTTTTCATCTTCGTCAGTGATGCACTTCCGGCAATAATCGGCGGCCGCCGCAGAGGAGGACGACCGGATTTTGCCTTGGAGGTGCAGGGCGGCTCCGCCGGCCCTGTTCACTTTTGACAGGATTGCCAATCCTACAGTCTCATTGACCTGCCGCAATGCTCTCTCCTGAGGGTGAGGGCTGATGCTGTTCCCGCAAGTTATAATATATTGGGGATAGGCTTCACGAATACTTTGCGACCGCTCATAAGACAATCGACAGTCGAGACGTATTCTTTCTCTACTGTCGACAAAAGGCTCACTCGCCTTCAAAGGGGTACTCACTAACGTGGAGTCGCCTGAGACCGGGACAATGTGCGAGAAGGTGCAAGATTTTCCTTTCTTACACCCCCTCTTAGAGAAGAAAAAGCGACAAACTTTGTTGTTGCTTTCCTTATCTTGGGTTGCACTCGCCGGCTCTGCCGGCGGATGTTGACGCTCAGCGTCTACAGTTTTC